ATGACGTCAGCAAAATTTACGGCAGCAAGAAGGCGTTTTTTGTCGATGCCGTGCAGGACGTTTTCGGCGCGCTGTTGATGGCTATTGTGGTGGTGCTGTGATTGCGATTATCATTTTGATAATTATTGCAGGTATCAGCCGTGCCATAATGGAGCAAGGCAAGTGGCGCAACAGCCCGGAGTGGAGCGTGCTATACGGCACGTGGTGGCTGAAACACGACCACCCTTACAATATCGACGGCTATCATACCAGCGGGCGGGTGCTTGTAACGTCAATGTGCGCAGTGGGTTGGCTAATGCAGGACTATCCGCTGTGGGCTGTGTTAATCGCTGTTGAGGCGATGTATCTAATATACGGGCTGTTCTATCACGTAATTTTCACACCGCCCGGCAAACGCGATTGGCGGCTGTTTCGCCACACTGTCGAAAAATAAGATATTTCAAATTATTTTTTTGAAAAACATGACGTTAGTGCATTATATTTAGTTAATTAAGTAAATTAAGTCAAGGATGACGGGACATGCATTTCAAGCAATACCAAACGAGCACCAACGACGACGGCAGCATCAACGTCCACGATGTAGAGATTTTCAAACTCGGCAAGCATAAAGGGTTTGACTATTCCTACAGCTGGGCGCAGCAGCTGCTAAACAATCACCGAGAGCTGGAACAGACTGGCTACCTGCCCAGCGTGATCATCGGTCACAATGACGGCTTCGAGGAAAAGCCCGCCCGCGGATTTCTGCAAAACATCCGCCTCGAAGGTGATGTGCTGAAGGCAGACATCACCAAAATTCCCGAAGCCGTTTTCCAATCCCTTAAAAATCGCGAATATCCGCACCGCAGCGTGGAGGTAAACCCGGAAGATGCCCGCATTACCGCGCTGGCATTGCTGGGCGGCACGCCGCCTTACCACAAGCTGCCCATCATGGAGTTTTCCGGAAAAGAGGGCTGCGAGATCATTGAGTTTAACGAATCGCCTGCGCAAGGCGTGCTGGCGGAAATCCGCCAAATGTTTGCGGAGTTTTTCGAGCGCTTTAAGCCCGCGCAGGCAGCAGAAAACGCCACAACCGAAACCAAAGAGGAGGACAAAGGAATGTCCGAAGTTAATTTTGCAGAAGAATTTGCCGCCAAGCACGGGATCACCCCGGAAGAAGCGGTGAAACAGTTGCAGCAATTTAAAGAGCAAGCAGCCCGGCAAGCCGCCGAAGCGCGCAAACAGCGCATTGCCGCCTTTGCCGAGCAGCTTAAAACCGCCGAACACGTCGCGCCCGCCGTGGTGGATGAGATCATCAAGCCTTTTATGGAAGCCTTCCCGGCTGATGCGTCCGTGAAGTTCGACGACAAAGAATTTGCCGGACCGGAAGCGGTTGAGGCATTGCTGAAAGCCGTTTTCGCCGCAGCCAAGGAAAACAAGCTGTTTGTCGATTTCGAGGAAAAAACCCGCCACGCCGACAGCACCGGCGACAATCCGCTCGATGTGTTATTCAGCGACGAAGCCCCGGATTTCCGCAAAACATTGCACAACAAAGCGTTGCAAATTGCAGAAGAGAAAAACATCACTTACGCCGAAGCGCTTGCAATCGCTATCGGTAAAAATGTGAAAGCATAGGAGGTAAACGAAAATGGCAAAATCTCGCCAAGAAATTGGAAACCCGTTAACCATCGTTGCAGCGGAAGCGCTCACAGCTAACCGCTTTGTGACCTGGGACGGCAAGCACACCGCAAATGATAAAATCGCCGGTGTGGCATTATTTGAAACAAATAGCGGCAGCGCCTGCAGCGTGCAGTATGCCGGCATCGCCGTGGTAGAAGCCGCGGGCAGCATCACCGCCGGCAGCCTGGTTGCCAGCGATGCAGACGGTAAGGCAACGAGCCTTTCGCTTGCTGCAGTTTCTGATGTGCCCAAAATCGCCGGTGTCGCCATCGACGGCGCCAGTGCCGCAGGTGAAATGATTCGCGTATTATTGCGCCCGTAAACAAAACTTAAAAAAAATGACTACATGGAGGTAGACTAAAATGGCAGGACGCTTAAGCGCATTACGCGCACAAGTAGACCCGATTTTGACCACGTTCGCCGCCGGATACAATCCGCCCGCGAATCTCATCGCCCGTCGGGTTGCGCCGGTAGTGCCCACAATGGTGGAAGCCGGCACTTTTTACAAATTCGGCAAAGAAGGCTTTAAGATTTACAATTCCGAACGCGCCTTGCGCGCCAATCCCGCACGCATCGACTGGACACCCAGCAAAGACACATTCTTGTGTGTTGAGCATGCGCTGGAAACCCAATACGATCATCAGGAGCTGGAGCAGGCAGCCGCCATCGGCGCCGAGCGGGTGCTGATGATGGAACAGCGCGCCGTGCAGCTCGTGCAAAACGCCCTGGAAAACGAATTCGAAAAAGCCGTTGCCGACACGCTTTTTGCCGCAGCAAACTATGCCGCCGGCAACAAAACCACCCTTTCCGGCACCAGCCAGTGGCTGACCGCCAGCGGCGAAGGCTCGGCATCCGATCCCGTAAAAGATATCCGCGACGCCATCGACGCCGCACGCGATACCATGGGACGCCGCCCCAACACCCTTGTATTGGGTTACGACGCCTGGCGCGCCTTGCGCGACCACAGCAAGATGATCGAGCGCATCAAATACAGCGAACGCGCTGTGCTCACCCCGGAAATTGTCGCACAGGTATTCGACCTGCAAAACGTTATCGTCGGCGAAGCAAACTACGTAAACGATAGCGGCAGCTTTGTGGACTTGTGGGGCGACAACGCCGCATTAATCTACTTGCCGGCACCCGGCGAATTGGTCGAAGGCACCACCCCGCACACCGTTACCTTCGAGCTGGAAGGATTCCCGCGGGTGTTGACCTACGACGACGCATATCGCCGCACCTACGGCGTGCAGCGCAAGTATGATGTGAAGCTGATCGACAACACTTACGGCTTTTTAATCGCAGATGTGAAAGCATAAGGTGATTAAAACATGACGAAAGAAAAGAAAGCGGCGGCGGTGACGAAATCCGCGCCAAAGCCGCAAAAAGAAGCGCTGAAACTGAAAGCCAAGCTCGTGCACGACGGCAAAGTATATTTGCCGGGTGACGAGCTGCCGGAGTTACCGGCTGACAAAGTCGCACAACTGAAAAAAGACGGGTTTATCTAATGCCGACATACTGCACCAGCACCGATGTGCTCAATTATTTGCCGGACAATCCGCCCAGCACGGTAACGGATCATTTAAGCGATGACATCGCCACCGCCAGCGACCTGGTGGAATCCGGTGTCGGTCCGCGGTTTGCGCTGCTGTATAAAAGCAACGCGCAGAAGTTCCCGGACGTTACCGACAGCCCGGCAACCCCGAACATCGTGCGCCGTGCAGCGACCTTTTACGCCGCCAGCCTGCAATGGCTGCGGCTGAAAGAATCGGTCGGCGAGAACGAAACGCCCAGCTGGGAAAAATACCAGGCGATGGCGGAGCAGTTGGTGGCAGACATCCGCAACGGCGCCCGCGACGTGATTGTCAGCGGCACCAATCTGCGCACCACCACGCTGGAAGCCGTCGGCGATCCGATATACGACGACAACGACGGCAAACCGTTCATCAGCGAAGACGAACTGGATGCGCACTTATGATCGATGTAAAATTAAAAGCCGCAAACAGGCTGGCAATAAAAGAGTTGCAGGATAATCTCAACAACCTGCGACCGGTTTTTGCCAACTTTCATACTTACATGCTGCGACGCGTGGCGTTGCAGTTTCGTAAGCTGCGGCGCGGCGGCACCTTTCGCAGCGCCACCTGGGCGGACTTTGCCCCGCAATATACCCGCAAAACCGACGGTGTGACCGTTCCGGCATGGGGCGGGGTGGCACGCATCCACGGCGGCGGTAAGGTGCTGGGACGCAAACGCAACAGCGGCAAACGCGTTACCGAGCGCAGCGCCCTGATGGCGGACCGCGGCAGGCTGCGCAACAGCGCGCTCACATCCGTGAAGATGAGCAAAAATAGCATGCGCATCGATACGCCGGTGGCATACGCAAAGTATCAAAACGCCATGCGCCCGTTTCAATATTTCGAAGACCCGCAAGACGTTAACGCTTTGCGCCGGCTGTTTCGGAAAGGGATGACGAAATGAACGACAAATTTAACACTGTCGAAAATCTCGTGAAGAACTTTCTATCAGCCGACAGCGACCTTGCCGGTATCGTCAACACGTTTGAGCAGAAGCTGCGGGCGGATGTGAACACCTACATGCAGCACGAGCTGCCGGCAATTGCGGTGCACAGCACCGGTTACGGCATCGACGTAACGCAGAGCGACAGCCGCAAGCTGGCGTATATCGACACGACAATTGAGATTGTGCACCGCGGCGGCGACCTCGCAAGCGTTGACGATACCGTAAAGCAGATCACCTCGCTGGTGATCGACAAACTTCGGTTAGAATCGCCGTTAAATGACGGCGGCGGGTTTGGGCAGGCGGTGGATGACATCCGCATCGACCGCGCGGACATCATCCCCAGCCAAATCAATAACGCTTTTACCGTTATCGGCAATGTGGACGCCCAAATTGGCATCATAGAGCGCTAATTAGGCATAGTTAGATATGCCTACCCTTGCGATCGTCGATTGTGAGCCGTTTATGGCGTTCAGCAAATTCAATAAAAACAAGGATTTACAAAAATGGCAAAAAAAAGCGAAAAAATGACCGAAAACCCGGAAAACATCACCAAAGCGGTTGATTTAGAGTATGCCGCCACACTGCCGAAGGTGCGCATCAACGCGGAAAAGGTGAAGATTCCGGTATTTGGCGGTTGGGCAATTGCCCGGCGCGGTGACATTATCGAAGAGCCGACACCGCAGCTTTTAAAAATGGCGCAAAACGACAAACAAAACCGTGTATTCACCATCATCTCGTAAGGAGTAAGATATGGCACAAAACTTAAATCAAATTTTATGGGGCGAAGGCGTTGTCTTTGTGGACAACAAAGAAGCCTTTGACGTGCAGGAAGTCACCCTGACCATCGGCATGGAAACCATGGAAGCGCTGAAAGGCGACGGCGGCGGTTCGATTGTAGAGCCTACCGCGCAGCCGATCAGCGGACGCATCAACTTTTTGGGGTTAAACAGCAGCTTGCTGGCAACCTTAACCGGCGGCAGCGTTTCGAGCGGCACCAAAAAGCGCATTCGCAGCGAGCAGCTGACGGTATCTTCCAACGCCGTAACCACCAGCCAAACGCCGATTGCCAACACGCTGCGCGTGGTAGAAGTGGGATCAAACAAAATACCGTTAAAGCAGGTGAGCGGTTCCCCATCGGCAAATGACGAATACAGCGTTTCCGGCACTACCATTACTTTCAACACCGGCGCGTTTTCCAACGGAACGATCATCAGCGTCAGCTATTTCTACGATGACAATGCCGACGGCGAAACCTTGAGCATAGACCCGGGCGACCTGCCGGATAACTTTGAGCTGTATGCTAGCTTGCGCACCCGCGAATTATTCGGCGGCACCAAAGGCGACATCATTGTAAAAGCCGCCAAGTGCCAGCGCACCTCGGAAATGACCATGGGCGCCAGCATCGGCAATATTTCCACACCCGGATTCGACTTTAACGTGCGCATCGATGCCGCCGGTGACTTTCAAATTTACTTTCCCTGATAGCGGAGCGTAGATAATGGAAGACACCAAAGTGCTGGGATTGTTGGACAAATTTAAAAAGCTGCGCGAAGAAAAAGCGCGCTGGCTCGCCGAAAAGCGCGCTGCCAAATACCGCCGGGTAAACATCGAAGACCTTACCCGGCAAATGCACCGGGTCGGCAAGATTGAATTGCCGTTCCCGACGCTGTTTGCGTATGATCAAATCGAAAAGTATTTCGGCGATCTGGAAAAAATCGACTTAAGCAAAGCGCAGCACGTTGCCGCGGTGGTGTTTTTTTTAAAGAACGGCAGCCGGGCAGAGATAGCCGGATGGCACAAAACACAGCTGGAAAGCGCGATCAGCAAGCAAATGACCTGCATTAAAGCGCACGAGCTGGTGGAGTATGTGGAGTGTATCAACCAGATTTTTCTTGCCCTGCAAAAAAAAACGCTGCGCATGCAAAGGCAGATGCTGGAGAAACTATTGCAAACGATATTGGCAGAGCAACCGCCTGGAGCATCTTCTTAATGCATGTTGCCCAGCAACTTGCAACCCCGCCGCAACAACTGTATTTAAAATACAATATTTTACAACTTATAACGATTGCCGACATGCTGCATAACTACGCTACCGCGCAAAGTGATGCGATACAGCAACAGCAGCAGTCCGGCAGTTACAATTAAGGAGCCGCCATGGCGGAACGTGTAGACACAATTGAATTACTCGTCGAAGCGAAAGTGCGCGAAGCGATTAATCGCCTGAAGCAGACCGAAGATAAAATCGACGATCTGGGCGATTCCGGCAAGCGCATTACCGATACTTTTAAGACCGTGAAAGCCACCATTGCGGCGGCATTCGGGGCGGTGGCGGCACAACAGGTGTTTAACTTTGCCAAGGAGACCGCCCAGCTTGCCGGCACAGCCGACGGGTTGCGCCGTTCGTTGGACAATCTGGCACGCAAAGAAGGCGTTTCGGTGGTGGAGCTGATGCAGCAGCTGCGCCGCGCGACCGGCAACGCCGTTTCGGACATTAAACTGATGCAAGCCGCCACACAGGCAAAGTTTTTAGGTGTTGATATTAAAAACTTGCCGACACTGTTCGAATTTGCCGCCAAGCGCGCCATCGATACCGGGCAAAGCATCGATTTTTTGGTCGATAGCATCGTCACCGGTATTGGGCGAAAAAGTCCGTTGATTTTAGACAACCTCGGTTTGCAGATGCGCGACTTGGACGCCGAAGTGGAGCGCATCGCCCGCAGCACCGGCGCCTGGACAGGGAAAGTGGACGACAACCTGCGTAGCTTGTTTTTGCAAGAAGCCGCCATGAACGTCGCCAAGCGCGCCATTGCCGACTCTACCGCGGAAGTGAGCAAACAGACCGACAGCTTTGCCAAGCTGGATGCCGCAATCGAAAACACCAAGGTGGTGATCGGCGGGTTTATTGCCGGTCCGCTGTCGCAGGTGATTGACACCTTCAGCAACTTTTTTAAACTGCTGGCAAGCGGCGGGGTATCGCGGCTGCGCGACCTTGCCGACGAGTTTAAAAATATGGAGAGCAGCTTTGCCGGGCAGGAAAAGGAAATCAACCAGCTGCTTACCGAATACGACGGGCTGATCGGCAAATCAAACCGCACCAAGGAAGAGCAGGAACGTCTGCAGCAGGTGATCGATGCGATTGTGCGCATTGTGCCGTCTGCCGCAACGCAGTTTAACGAATACGGCAAAGCGTTGGACATCAACCGCACCGCGGTGACCAAGTTTGTGGAAGCGCAGCGCGAGCTGCTGCGGCGCACGCAATCAGATATTTTTTCCGCGATTAAAAGCGAAATACGCGACAGCGTGCAAGCCTTTACCGATGCGAACCTGAAGCTGCGGGAATACAACGCGCAGTTTGAAGAAATCGCCAAGCTGGCGCCGAATGCCGCTGCCGGGGTGAAGCAGGTATTTGACGGCGGGGAACGCAGCACCGTCATCGTTACCGCAGCGGAGCGGCTGGAAGAACTGAAAAAAAGCATGGAAACAGCAGGGGAGACCGCCAAAAAATCCGGTGAGAACCTGCAAAGCCTGGTCGTTGCGATCAGCAATTTTATCGATTTATCGCAGACCACGCCGGATAAGCTGGCGGCGGAGTTAGACATTACCGCGGACAAAGCGGCGCGGCTACTGGAAATTTACAAGCAATTAGGTACTGCCGGCACGCCGGTCAACACGGGGCAAATACAGCAGCAAATCGATTTAACCACCCGGCTGTCGCAGATTTTAAGCGAGCAAAGCGAATTGGCGGTGCGCAGCTCGCTGGCGCTGGGCGGGGTATTTCA